GAAACCGGCTGACTACCGGAGGAGTATTGCTTAGCAAGAAACTGAGAAAGTTTATCAAACTCAACCCATGAGTACTGCTAACTGAGTGTTGGATTAGCAAGAAAGTGATTGGGCGAGATTCAATAATCTTTTCTCCAAGAGGTGTTATCGTGAGGTAGCATTCGTGAGAAGTCTATGATTATCATAGTGTAAGAAGAGGCGAGGTTGTGCATGAGAACCCACCCCTGGTAGGATCTCCATGCGTTCAACAATCTCCCCCTCTTCCTCTCCTGCAATTTCTGTTGAGAATTGGAATCCAACTTCTTCAACAAGAATCACTGTACACTCCTGCCATCGTGGTCCTGGTGGGAATATCCCGTCTAGGATTGGAAGGTCAAGAGAGGCAGCGTGCATGCGCTTGGTACGCTCTCCCCATGGGAGCGATTTGTACCCACGTGAGACTTTCTCATTCGTTGGGTCCCAAATCGAAGCGTAGGCACGAGATTCGCGAATTGCTCTTAGCAATTCGTGAACTGGAATCCACCCCTCCCGTTTAGCTTGTTTCAAGCGTTCACGGAAGCGGGTTTCAACTGGCATATCGCCGGTAACATCGTGAATACTTGCCTGTGGCAGGTATTCGAAGAGCTCACCCAATGGTTCGTCCTCATCTTCAAAATCTATTCCTCTGGAAAAGTTTCGGGATGTAGACCACCTGGCAAGAATTCTACCAGCCTTCTCTGAACCTCGTTCTCTGTGGAGAATTAGATTCCGGTGGGGCAGCGGTAGCATTTTTGCCACCAGATCAGCTTTCGGTCCTGTCAGCCCAAGCCCTCCCCATTCCCTTGGAATGAAGAGCTCGGGTTTGTACTCAATAAACCTACCCATGTTTCGAAGAAACATGAGGGTCATAGAGTTACAAAGGTCCTTATAGGGGGACCATGACATTTCCTTTGACAATTGAGATGCCTTTCCAAAGGAAGGGTTTATCTCGTCATCCCCATGGGATGATTTTGTCTCCGGTGAAAGTAATCTGGGTTTTGGGACAGAGATCTCCATGCTTTCCCTGACATCTAGGAGTTGTTGGCAGTAGAGTGTGGAGTATTGGAACACTCCCCACTTTTCCATCGAAGGAACCATAGTGGTTATCTTCGAGGCTACTGCATATCGCTCCAAAATCTCAAGGTTGTCATCGGCGTCAATTTGATCATCACCTGCTGTTGCAAAGAGGGGTCCAGGACTTGATTCTCGAGCGTAGCAATTTGCTACTAGTGCGAGAAAGGTTAAAATAACCTTTGTCCCTGGTTCCCCCATAAGGCACCCCGAGTTGGTGGTTGTTACAACCCCATTCTCGGTTATCTCCCTTGGAGATAGTAGTAGTCTTATGTAATTCTTTGCATATGAGTTTCTGTCACACCGAAGGGCTGTCAGTAGGCAGTCCATCGAGGTGATACCAGCCTCATGTTCTATATTATCGGTAGCTGACTCAAAGTCACCTACCATGACATAGCGTGGAAGAGGCTTTCCCTTGGAAAGCTTCAACCACTCATGAAGTTGGTAGCCAGACCCCAATCCCGCCCTAAGGGCAGGATGGGACTCCAAGAGCTCTCGCATTGCGTGGGCAAATGGTTGGCCATAAACTACAAACGCAGCTTTAGATTTGGTGGCAATTCGTACTTTGCACCCGGGCTCTCCAAGAGCAGTCCGAGTGACAGGCATGGGCTTCCCAGTGGGAGATCCATCCCTGTTTAAGTACCCTTCTGTACACAAAGTGAAGAAGGACCATGAAAAGAGTTGGAATCCAACTCTTTCTTGCTCGCCATCGGCGAAGTCTTCAGTGAAGAGTCCTGTGATGGTCTTTAGTCCTCCTGGGAGGTCCCGAGCTTCGGGATACCCAGGGGGTTTGACGGTTTTCCATCTTGGAACACCGCTGATTTCAACGATAAGTTCACCACTAGGCAGAACAAGGTTGCTGGGCTCCAATGGAGCTTCCAGAAGCCAAGCTTTGAGGCAGGAAAGGACCCATGTCCTCTTCCCCCCCATTGACCTAGTGGCCTCATAACACGACGAATTCGAAACAGATACATGTCCAGACTTGGTTTTAAACCATCTATCTGGTACACATCGGAGAATCTCCGATGCTGCTATCTCTGAGTAGTTGATTAGAGTTTCTCGGGACTCCTTGGTAAGGCTATTACCTTTGGTAAGAGCCACCAGGTGTTTCTCGAGAGCCTCCCTTTTGGTGACAAAGTCGCCGGCTGGAAGGCCTCTTTTATCAGAAAGGATCCTGCAAAATGCACGCTCCTTCTGACTCAAATTCTCAGGTTTCAAGTCCATCCAAGTTCCTTTTGGAAGAGCTGGAAACCAGCTCTCCCATTGGGGCATCGGGGTTACGGCACCTCCAAAGTGGAGTTGTAAGAAAAGGGAGAATCTCCCCCACTTCTTGCTAACCGTGTGCACGCTATTCGTTGAGGTGACCTCATGAATAGCAATAATCCACCATTGAACTTTAAAATGAGATATAGATGCCGTTTCCTCAGGAAACCCAAGGGCAAGCACCGTATCTATCCAAGTCCAGACCGAAAGGAATTTCCTTATGGTCTTACATCTGGATTCCAGAAGCCTCTCAAAGGCCCCCTTCACACCACGATGATTGGTGACTGGATTACGTCCCCGTAGTTGTGACCTCTGCCTCATAGTGAGGAAAGAATCACGCTTACGGAAGAGGTAACCGTACAGACTCTCCCCATTTGCAAAGCAAAAGGAAGAGTATTGCTTAACAGATCTAAAGACGTTGTCAAGGTCTTCATGAGTAACAACCTTATTAAGGTCATTACCCTCTGCTAATTGAACTCCCGCTCCTCCCGTACCCAACCGGCTCACGCCGGCTGGACTTAAGGTTGGAAACATGAAGAGAGCCACTCTCTAGG